TTCTAGTCACGAAATGCTTGAAAGATTTGCTATATTAAACAAACTTGATTCGCGCGAATTTGGTGTTGGACAGGGCTCTCCATCCAATAACCGTCGGTTTGAGAGGAGTTTTTGGACGATTATATTCGGAAATATGTATTGGAACACACGACATGTTGTCCCAGACAGAATTAATAATCAAGCCATAGACGACTTTAGAGCTGAGAATGAGGTAGACGACGAAACAGAATCAGTATTTGATGTCACTGATGTACTTGAGACTGTTATTAAACGAGTCCAAGGAGCCCCAACCATCACAACTATACATGATATTGTTGAAGGTGATGATGAGGCTGTTGATGTTGGTGAGGTTACCGTTGATGACATGTTGGTCAATCCACGAACTCGTTATGAATATAATTGGGTGGACCAAGAAGTCAAAGATTTTGACGGTGAACCATTGAAAAAGATCAAACGTAGAATGAAGAGGAAATATGAAACGATCCTACTTTATAAATTGAGAGAGAAGTTTAGATGGGCATCGACTCCAAGGAATACCTTGAATGACAATGCTATACATCATTACGCTGTCTCAATTATGATTAAGGATCATCTTCGTTCAGTTGATCGACATCAAATACTCGCGACAATTGTTGATAGATATTATACCCCGCTGAAGAGTGATATTGATTCAGCTTATTATTCTAATTCAATTGTTGTGTCTGGCTTGAGGAAGAGAGTAAATGAAACCGTTGTTGAGTCCAATTTCCAACGGTTCCTGGGGTTCGGTATTGTACCGAACGCCAGGCCTCAAGTCCAATAGGGGTGCCCAGTTTACGTCAATGCTGGACTGTCAGCTCAACTGATTGAGCTTTCTAGTCCTAGGTTGCATTGGCGTAGATCGGGTGCCTCTATAAAGCCCCGCAAATTTTTGGTGATGGCTGGTATAGCAACATCATTAGCTTGCGGCGCGTTCGTGTCTTGTATTCACAATTGTGTTTTGGCGGTTCTTTACCGAGTGTTATATCGTAAAGTACCGTCACTAGGTTATGTTTCAATTGATAACTTAGTTCCTGATTTGGACGTAAATGTCGAGCTTTCAGAATTTTCTAACTTAGTCAAAAGTTTTCTATCTTTTTCCGCCCCTATGTCCTATGAGCAATTCATAGATGAACTTGTGGGCTCCAAAAAGACGATATATCAACAGGCTTTGGATGAATTTTTGTTGAGGGGATTTAAACCCTCGGATGCTTGGATTCGTATGTTTATTAAATACGAAAAAGACATTCGCGAACTCAAACCAAATCGGATACCCAGAGCAATATCACCAGCTGGGTTTGTCTATTTATTATTAACGGGCGTTTATGTAAAAGCGGTTGAAAAATTGATATATGAAGCGATCAACAAAACATATGGTTATAGGGTTGTCATGAAAGGGTTAAACTTCCAAGAGTTAGCTCGTGATAACGTGGATTCCATTGAAATGATGGATGATCCAGTGTTTGTTGATTTAGATGTGGAGAAGCTTGATGCCTCAATATTTGCTAATTTATTGGGTTGGTCGCATGATATTACGACCTATCCATTTGTTGGTGATGAACAAAAGGAGATCAAGGATTTGCTGAAATTTCAATTAAAATCGACCGTGAGAGGCCGAACATCAGATGGTTGGTTTTCTTACAAAGTTAATGGGACTTTGACGAGTGGTCAAATGAACACTTCTTTAGTAGGAATACTAGTTGTTTGCGGTATACTCCATAAACTAACGAAAAGATTTAGATTCTGTTTGAAAAATGCAGGTGATGATTGTCGTATAATAGTGGAACGGAAACATTTAAGGAAGTTTATTAAAGCGGTCAAGCAACGTTTTGCCTTATTTAATATGTTTGTTACTATTGAAGAGCATGAAGATATGCGACAATCAAATTTTTGCCAGACACATTTGATACGTGTGAATGGTGAATGGACTAGCACCCGTATACCAGAATCTTCGATAACAAAAGATGCCGTTTGTGTGAGGAATTATACTTCTCCACAACAAATTGCTGCTTGGCTAAAAGCAGTGGGCCTAGGAGGTTTGTCAAACCATGGTGGTATACCAGTTTTGCAAAATTTCTATCGTGCATGTATCAGAATTGCCGATGATAAATTAAACTCCTTGAAGTTATCAAATAGACAGAAGCGGACTGTACGTAAAGTTGTACAGGAAGCAATTAAAGAGCGGAGCAGTTGGGGACCGTTGTTGTGGAACAATTATTCAGAACCCTCGGATCAAACGAGACTGGATTATTTTGTATCATTTGGAACAACACCTGTCAGCCAATTGCTTTTGGAAAAATTTTATGATACTGTCGAGTTCAATTGGGAATTAGGCGTTATGCCCGTATATAATAATTTATCCCCGCTCTTTTGAGTGTCCCTGTCCGTGATGACGTTAAACTAGTAGTTGGCGGACTTCTCCGTCATTGGGTCCTAACAAGTAATAACCCAAAACGTTTCCTTTTATGAGAGTACTTTTGAGCCACTTATATAAGGAGTAAATATTTACGTGCTAAACAAAATGCCGAGAGACTGCACGGCGTTCCCATTATATATTGTTTTTATTGACATTTTTTCAATGTGTAAGGTTTTGTTAGGATGAACAGTCCCTTGTTTGTCATGAGGGATCCAATATAATGACAAACAAAACTCGAAAGACTGTGAAAACAGCTGGCACGTCAGCCAAAATGACGAAACAGATGAAGACACTTACTGTTACTTCTGGGCGTGACCCAAATTTGAGATCGCGGGTTTTAAAACAATCACCGCAGTTTCCTTCTGGTGTTTCTGCTATGTCCAGAAAGTGTGTAACTATCGAAGAAGATGAATATATTGCAGATATAGCTTCAACTACCGCTTTTACTAATACACAATTTCCATTAAATCCGGGACAATTACTTACTTTTCCATGGCTATCTAAGTTAGCTGCTAATTGGGAGAAATATAGGTTCAATAAGATTGAATTTTATTATAAACCGGAAGCATCGGCCTATGCTACAGCTGGTCAAACTGGTAAAGTTATTTTATCATTTGATTATGATGCTGCAGATGCAGCGCCAACATCGAAGACAATGTGCGAAGATACTGATCCTCACGTTGATTGCATGCCTTACGAGGAATGTTTTCTTGTGTTGGATTGCAAATATGTAAATGACACATTGACCGGGAAATATGTACGTCCGGGTGGTGTACCGGGCGGTACCGACATCAGGTTATATGATGGCGGTAATTTAAATGTTAGTACCTATGGTACTACAACAGGTGGTACTTGTGGTGAGATTCGAGTGAGATACTCCGTTACCCTTGAGAAGCCTATCATTGAACCTGCAACACCAATATCGAACAATTATTCCGTTGCTCATTTCGAATCAACCACTACTGAAGCTTCAGGAGCTTCTACAGTTGCAGCACAACTTTTGTTTGCTACATCAGTGGTTAACGGTTTGGGTATTGTGAATACTGCGGGTTCCTTTGCACTTCCTTTAGGTAATTATTTGGTTATTGTTCGGAATGAAATTGTTAATTCTGGCCCTGAACTTACTTCTTGGGCTCTAGATTTACTCAGGAATGGTACATCTACTGTTCCTGTTGGATCACTCAGTCAGAGTATTACTGCAGGTGGACAACAGACATCTGCCAATACAGGGGACATAACATTTTTCATTCAATCATCTAGCTCAGCTAATGGTTATACTGTTAGTGCTACTAACTCTTATGTTAATGGCACAACCACCAATGCTGGCCAGATAATTTTTGTAGCCATATAATTGTTCATCTGTTTATCCTAGCACCTTTATTGGAGACGTTTTACGAACGTCGGATGCGAGTATACACGTTATCATACCAGGTTACGAACTGGTTCCTGCGTGTAGTTAGTTGCGTATATTATTACGTACTTTATGATAACACGACTAAAAGCGTGTATGGCAATGCCGAAACATTGTTAGGTCATAGTGGTGTCTAGATGAACGACCTATTCATCTGATTCACGAAACGTATTGCGAATAAGAAGATTCCCAAGAGGGAACACGTTGCAATTTGTCGAAACCTGCTTACTAGGTATATTGTAAGAAGAGCTGATGTGATC